CATCTATCAGTTCTGCCAGTAAAGGAATTAACTGCTCACCTAACGGTATAATCAGCACTTCAAGACTTCTTTTCAGTCCCTCGAATACAGATCCGATATCATTGTATTTGATATCCTTGATCGACTTCATGGCTTCGCCTGTGTCGTATGCTCCGTCTTCAATCCCGGCAAGAGCTGTGACCGCATCCGCTCCAAGATCTTCCCACATTGTTCCGAACAGATTTACACCTGCCGTATTCTGAGCAATCGGGTCTTCCATTGCTGCTAATGCAGAGATCGTTTCGTTAAATGCAGCCTTCGCTGTATCGCCCCCTGCTGCGAATTTCTTTGCCATATCATCCGCATTCAGTCCAATGGCTTCAAATCCTGCCACTGTTGTATCAGATCCATCAACTACCCTGATTGCCATCTCTTTTACGGCATCACCGACTTTATCAAGGTTGAATGCTCCCGACTCCGCACCTTTTTGGAAAATGTTGAACATATCATTGGCATCCAATCCGACCTTTGCGAACTGTACCGAATACTCTGATATGCTGTCGATCAGCTCTCCCGAATAGTCCAGTCCGTTCTGGGCACCGGCAGCGATCAGGCTCATTGCTTCGTCGCCCGAGATCCCGAAGTTGTCTACCATCGCCTTTGCCGCCCTGGTAGATTCCGGGATGTCATAACCAAATGTATCACGCAGGGCGAACGCTGATTCTGTCACGCTCTGCAAAGCCGAATCATCCAAATCCCCCAGGTTCTGCGACACGCTTGCCATCGCTTCTCCAATATCCTCGAATGAATCACCATAGTTATTCGCATAGATGGACTCCATCACGCTTTTATAGCGTTCCGTTTCCTCCGTGCCTTTCCCCGTGCTTGCGATGTACTGGTTCATCGCCTTATCTACATCATTCGCACTTTTTATAGCTGCCACACCGACTCCTGCAATAGTACCGGCTGGGCCCCCCAGGCGCCCCCCCCCATCGTCATTC